ATGCCTTTTAATAACTCAAAAGATGGCTTTCAAAATGAAGATGAATTTGTGAAATGTTTAGATAATAAGGAATTTTGCAATATTGAATTTAATTTACGTCTTTTTTTAGAAGATTTATTCGGAGTTATTAATGAAAATGATATTGTTAAATGTTATAAAAGTAATGGACCTTATAAATATGATATTATTATTGAAATTAATAACAAGATTAAACGAATAAGTATTAAAAAAGGCTTTAAGAATTCAGTGCATTCAGAACCGATAAGTGAGTTTATCCATTTTCTAATATTGAATAAAATGCCTAGAGAAATGGTTATTAATTTTTTGAAATATCATTATGCTGATGGTACTACAAATGGAAGCGGTGTTAATCGGATATCTATTTCTGAGTATAAGAAATCTCATCAAAAGGAAATTGATGAGATTAATGTATTTTTAAATAATAAGGATATATTAATAAAAGCAATCAATAGGTTTGTTATTAAAGGAAGAAATTCTATATATAAGATTGACGCTTTATTATATGGTGTTCCAGATGATTTTATTTGGATAAAGAGAAAAGATATTTATAAAATATTGCTCAATAAAAGAAATGAGTATTCTACATCAATTCATTTTGGCAGCTTAACATATCAACCTATGGATAGATGTCTTAATAATAATTCTAAATATGAAAAGAGTAGATATATTTCTCAGATTAAATGGTATAACTTAGGCGACGATATTATCGAAAATATGAATAATAGTGTTATTATGTCTTCACATGATAATAATGCGGGTGTATGATTTTTTTAATTGAGTTAATTTGTTTTTATGTGAGACTTTCTATACTTCAAGCTGATAACGTGGGATTAAGGTACAAAAAAACCAAACATATTGCTTGGTTAAAATATCTTAATGGAGCGACTGAGGGGCTTCTCCCAAAACATTTCCGATAGCCGATAAACCCAGTAAAATAAAGGGTTTGGAGGAGGAAAACACATGAATATTGAATTTAAAAAAATTGAGATTGATGATGAAATTAAGAAAAAAATGGAATCATTAACAAACAGCCCAGAAATAAGCATAAAATTTTATAACGGATACATAACGAAGTTTAAAAAAAGTAATGTAGAAAGTATTAGCCCACATAAGATATTATTAAGTAATCCCTTGAAAAATCTATTAATAATGCATTATGCGGATTATATCGAGAACGATGATTTATACTTTATAGATGGCGAAAAACAGCCTCTAACAATTACAAAACTTCGGGATTATGTGAAAAATTACTTTTAAAAATTAGAATTTAAAATGAAACCTACTTTCAACCTACAACCATACTTCAAATGAGAGGTAAACGAGATGACAATCAGGTGGAACTTAAACCTACAAAAGATAGTACAAACAAAATACAATGCAAGTGTTATAATTATTATAATGAGCGACAGCCATAAACAAGGAGGAACTAGAAATGAAAAGAAAAATATTAATCATACCGAATAACGTTTTAATGTACGCTAGAGTCGGTTCAAAAAAACAAATTAATGATAACTTATTAATATTAAAAAAAGATGAAGCATTAGAAATCTATCAAGATTTAAAAAAAATATTTTCAAAAGAAGTGCCGTTAATATCATTTGAAAGGGATGATATCTGATGGCACTTTTTGAATACCAAAATAACGCAGTTAAAGTAGCAGGAATTTATATAAGGGTTTCTACAGAGGATCAAGCCCGCGAAGGATTTAGTCTACCAGAACAAGAAAAGCGACTTCGAGCGATGTGTGAATATAAAGGATACAAGATTTATAAAATATATAAGGACTCTGGAATAAGTGCTAAAACAGGAAACCACAGACCTGCATTCGAACAATTATTAAATGATATACGGAATGGCTTGTGTAATACAATTGTAGTTTTAAAACTTGATAGACTTACAAGAAGTGTCTATGATTGGGAAAATATACTAAAATTTTTAGAAGAAAACAATGCATACTTAGATTGTGCTAATGATGATATTAATACTACCAATGCAAATGGTAAAATGATATCAAGAATCCTAACATCAGTAAGCCAACAAGAAATTGAAAGAACGAGTGAGAGAACTAAAGTTGGATTGGATGGTGCTGTAGCATCAGGTCACTTGACTAAAGTACCACTTGGATATATGCGAGATATTAATGGAATTGATAAAAAGAAAGTTGTGATTAATCCAGAAACTGCTCCTATTATAAAAAGAATTTTTGAAATATATATAGATGGAGCCTCAATCAGTGAAATCACAGAAAGAATCAATCAAGAATTCCCACTACTTGATGAGCCGATAAAACAACGAAGAATCGAAAATATAGTGGTTAATGAAGTTTATGCAGGATTATATGTATATAATAAACGAGCTGAACAATTAGGAAAAGGAATATCTAAAATACTTAAAAATGTTGTTGATCCTATCATTGATATGGAAACCTGGGAGAAAGCTCAAGCAAGGCATAACATTAATATCAAAACCAAAAAGAAGAAACATACATATATATTTATGAGAAAAATAAGATGTCCAAATTGCAATAAAGATATACTCGGAGGCACCAATTGTGCTGGAAGAAATAAATCTGGATACAAGTACTATCAATGCAATAAATGTAGAGGTGTCGGTTTAGTATCAGAACCAAAATTAGAAGAAGCCTTTATAAAGGAAATGGATTATATAATTGATTATTTCCTAATAGCCGATATAGGAACAATACCTATAAGAAATAAGCCATACATAATGAGTGAATCAATAGAACTTGATAGAAATATGGATAATCTAAAACGAAAAGAAGAAAGAATCAAACAAGCCTTCTATGGACAGTTTATAGAATTTGAAGAATTCCAACGCGAGATGGAAACATTAAAGAATAAGTCAAAAGTGATACAAAAAGAAATCAAGAAACAAGCAAGACAAAACATAAGAGTACCAAATGACATTGATATAACAACCTATGCTACTTTGAGTGAGATAGAAAAAAGAAAAAATGTATCATATTATTCCAAGACAATGAATATCTGGAATAGACTCACCGATGAACAAAAACTAAAAATAGTGCAGGAATATGTAGATAGCATTGAAATATCGGTAGCAAATGATGAAAAGAAATATGGTAGAATCGTAACCATAGAAAAAATAAATATTAAGGAAAAGAAAATAGATAATTTCGCCTATATGTTTAGAGAAGAAATTATGGATATGACAATTAAGAAAGATGAAAAAAATATTTTAATATCTACACCGCAGAAAAAGAAAGACATCAATGATTTTATAAAACAAATTAGTAGATTTTATAATATACAGGTTACTGAAACAGATATAAATGATGTTGATAATATAGATGCATCAAAAGTAGTAAGAATCATACCAATAAGTAACACTAGAACGAACGCAGAACAAAAGTACATGATAATATCAATATAATTAGACAAAATTCGACATTAGTATTATACTTATTACAGTGAGTAAAATAACTTTAATTTGAGGATATGCGAACACGAAAAAAATGAAGTGACTAGTATGTCCTTTTTTGCGTGGTTCAAGAAGTTTGTAGTTTGGTAGTAAAAAATATTTAGCAGTAAATAAGAGAAAGAAAAGAGGAAAACGAGATGAAAAAACAGACAGCTGATATCTATGAAGCTATCAATTATAAGAAAACGAAGTTTGCTGTACAACAAGTAATGAAGGTATATAAACTACTAACATTACGATTAGAGGAAAATAAGTGTCCTAAAATGACCGGTAAGTACGGACTTTCATTTGGTGGAAATACCAATTCTAGAAAGTCAAATGTAGAAACCATGGTTATAAAAAATATTATTCTTGAAAACAAAATTGATGAGTATGTTACAAGAATAGTAAATGCATTTAATAAGATGGAAGATGAAGAACGCAGATATTTGTACTACAAATTTTTTGATCCATCCAACCCTACAGATGAACAAATAATGCAACATTTTAATAGGTATGAATTTGGATTCAGAGTCCTAAAACGAGAAGCCTACATAAAATTTGCAATTATTATGTGTATAGAAGTTTATAATTAAACTTCTTTTTTTAGTTCTTTGAAAGGAGGTGGTGCCTATGAGAAATCAAGTTCAAGTTAAAGGAACACTCCCCCTGGTTGCTAGTTTCTTGAATACAAGTGAGAAACGAATATATGAAATCTTTAACTTGAATGAAAAGGACAAATCAGAAATAAAAAATGACATGAAAGGAGAAACAAAAGATGGAGCTGCCGATAAAAGCAAAACCATACAATCACCAAAAGATAGCATTTAATTTTGCTATAGAAAAGCTAGAAACTAATGGATGTGCTGCTCTGTTAATGGATATGGGATTAGGAAAAAGCCTAACTTCAATTGCAATAGCTGGTGCTCTGGCATTAGAAGATAAAATAGAAAAATTGCTTGTTGTCTGTCCTACTTCCATTATAAGTGTATGGCAGGAAGAATTTAAAAAGTTCGCTGATTATGATTACAACATAGAATCATTGACAGGATCTACCATGGACAAAAGAAAACAGAAACTTGTTTCCCTGTCCTTTAAGAGAGGGTTAAAGGTTGCAGTGGTAAATTATGAAGCAACATGGAGAATGGAAAAAGAATTGTTGTTTTATAAACCAGATATGATTATATGTGATGAATCACAAAAGATTAAAAACCCCAGTGCTAATCAGAGTAAAACATTACATCGACTTGGTATAAAAGCAAAATACAAAATGATACTTACAGGAACACCAGTTCAAAACACACCAATGGATGTATTTAGTCAATGGAAATTTCTTGATCCTTATATTTTTGGATTGAGTTTTTATGCTTTTAGAAACCGATATGCAGTCATGGGCGGATATTATAATCATCAGATTATTAGATATAAGAACATGGATGAATTAACTAGTAAAGCCCATAGCATTGCATATAGAATAACTAAAGAAGAAGCTCTAGATTTACCAGAACAGGTATTCCTAAATAGATATTGTGAGCTAGAACCGATAGCAAGAAGAACCTATGACAAAGTCGCTAAAGAAAGCTATGCAGAACTACTTGGAGGCGAAATAACAGCAACAAATGTCCTTACAAAATTAATGCGACTCTCACAAATAGCTGGTGGACACGTTAAGGATGATAGAGGTAGAATGCAAGTAATATCAAAAGCAAAAATTAATGAATTAAAAGACATCATGGATGAAATTATTATTTGCAATAAAAAGAAACTTGTAGTCTTTGCTAGATTTATACCAGAGATAGAATCAATAAAAAAGTTAGCAGAAGAAATGCAAATACAATTCACATATATAACTGGAAAAATAAAAATAGAAGATCGTGGGGAGATGTATGGAAAATTCCAAACTGATGAAAACATCAAATTATTTATAGCCCAAATCCAAACAGCAGGATTAGGGATAACATTGACAGCAGCCGACACTGCTGTTTTTTACAGCCTAGATTTTAACTATGCAAATTATAGCCAGGCAATCTCAAGAACACATCGTATAGGTCAGAAGAATTTGTGTACCTATATCAATCTTATATCAACAGAAACTGTTGATGAGAAGATTATCAAAGCACTTGAGAATAAGCAGGATATTGCAAAAAATATCGTAGATAACTGGAAAGAATATTTCAAGAAGGGAGAATAACAGTGTTAAAACTTTTTAGTCTATTTTCAGGCATCGGAGGACCAGAGAAAGCACTAAAAAGGATTGGCATTGATTATGAATTAGTTGGATATAGTGAGATTGATAAATATGCAAGTAGAAGCTATTCAGCAATACATAATGAGCCAGAAATAAAAAACTATGGAGATATAACTAAAATTGATGAAAAGACACTTCCGGACTTTGACTTGATGACATGGGGATTTCCTTGCCAGGATATTTCAATAGCTGGGAAACAAGCAGGAATTCATGAAGGAACTCGTAGTGGATTATACTATGATGGATTAAGAATCCTAAAAGAAAAGAAACCAAAGTATTCATTAATTGAAAATGTCAAAGCATTAACAAGCAAAAAATTCAAGGATACCTTTGAAAGCATCTTGATGGATTTAGAGTGTGCGGGATACAACAATTATTGGAAGGTATTAGATGCTAAAGATTATGGTATTCCCCAGCATCGAGAACGAGTTTTCATAGTTTCAATAAGAAAAGATATATGTGGCTGTGAGTACACATTCCCTGAACCAGAAGAATTGAGAATCAAACTAAAGGATTTATTAGAGGATGATGTAGAAGAAAAATATTATTTAAGTGACAGGATGATAAAAACTTTTTCTGATATGACAAACCGAAATGGATACATAAGAGGAAAATGTTTCAAACCTCATATACTTGATGATGACAGAGTCGCAAATACAATAAAGACCACTGCAGGATCAAGACCAGAAGATAACTACGTAAAAAGAAAATATGATGAATTCATTGATGAAAATGGTTATATACCAGAGATATTCAATCCTTATAACAAATCAGAAGTAAAGGATGTAGCAAAAACTATAACTCAAGAATGTGGTAGTGCTACATCATCGGCTTCACATTTAATTCTTATACCAGAAGCAACCAAGAAGGGATATGCAGAAGCCGAAGCTGGAGATGGAGTTTATATCAATAGACCTCATCAAAAGCGAGGGGTAGTTCAAAAAGAAAAGATACAGACAATAAAGACCACCCCAGACATTGGTGTTGTAGTAGAAAAGAAAATAAAGTATGAAGAACCGCTTGAGAGAGATGGTTGGCATAATATGAATAAGATAGTTTTAAATCCAGAAGGAATATCGACAACAATAAATGCTCAATCAAATAATAGTCTTCAAAAAATCAAAGAACCAAGTTTGAGAATACGAAGATTGACTCCACTCGAATGTTGGAGATTAATGGGATTTGATGATGAAGATTTTTATAAAGCCAAGGATACTGGTAACAGCAATACTCAACTTTATAAACAAGCAGGCAATTCAATAGTAGTAAATGTGTTAGAAAAAATATTGATTAATTTATTGAAGGGAGAAAAGAACATGAAATCAATAATAACATTTGAAGTATTAGAACAAATATGGGATGACTGCCATAAAAGAGTTATGGAACTATCATCAATGCGTGAGGAGTTTCCAAGATTAGTAAGCGAGATTGATAGATTAAAAAGCAATTACATAGTTTGCTTAAATGCTATATCAGTTAGAAATTATAACAAGGTTGAAGAAATGCGTAAAAAAATTGAAAAACTAGAGAGCGAGTTTCAAGAAACCATGAAAGAATATGAAGAAGATGTAAATAGATCAGAAAGAGCCAAGAAGATCATGTCAAAACAAGTTGAAGAAGAAAGCGAGGAGATTATAGATGCAGAATAATATTGATTTAAATATGGCAGATAGATTGCAAGAATTAAGAGATGAAAAAGACAGCCTAGAAGTACAACTAAAAGAAACAAATGCTTTGATTGAAGCTGTAGAACAAGACTTAATAGCAGCAATGGTAACAGCGGAACTAGACTCATTCAAACGAAACGGACATACCTATTCACTAAAGGTTGATACATTTGCATCTGCAAAAGCTGAATGTAAAGAAGAATTGTTCCAAGCCTTAAGAAATAATGATGCTGGAGATTTAGTTCAAGAACAAGTAAATGCAAATAGTCTACGTGCATTTGTTAAGGAATTGAAAGCCAACAATGATGATGAGATTCCAGAATGGATTGCAGATTATATCAATGTTTATGAAAAAACTAAAATTGCAGTAAGAAAAAGCAATTAAATAATTTAATTATTAAATTCAAGTTATAGTATTCTTCCTTTTTTTATGATAAAATAATGAATAACAAAAAAGGGAGGTGTTTGTGATGATATTATTATATGTTATTATGTTTATAATAATAATTGGTTTAATTGTAAAATTATCTGAAAAAGAAAATGAAAATCTTGAATTATTATCCAAAAATTGTCGAGAAGAAGTGTATGAAGAATATAAGAGAAAATCGACTAAGTTTTTAGAAAAAGAATTGGATGAAATATGGAAACAATATCATAGCACATTAGATTATTATGTTGAACGATTTCGTGAAGATCACGGTTCGGAATGCATGACACATTTTGGTTTTGATAATGAAAAGTGTATACATGGAGGAGAAGAATATATGCGTTATAATAAAAACGATATGATGCTATATTACAGATACCATGTTATTAATGAAATACTGGATAGAAGAAATAAAGCAAATCAAGAATGATTTGTTTTTTTATACAAAAAAAGAGAAATCCACCGCAGGCGAACGCCCAAAGAAGATTTCCTCGATGAAGTATTATATAAAATCATTGATTAATTGTCAATGAAAAAGAAAGGAAAATAAATATGGAAAAAAATGAAGTTGTAGTAAAAGAAGAAAACAATTTTATAGTGCCATCTGGAAACCTAGAAATAGATACAGAGGATCTTGATGGATTAACAATATCTTTTGACAAAGTGAGTATTCCCTCTGGAGGTGGGCAAATGTGGGAATTACCTGGAGCAGACAATCCTGATGAACCTGAATATTCAAAAGAAATAGAAGGAGTCATTGTCGACCATTACCCTGTTAATGCCTACTTTGAAGAAGAATATAATGGACAGGCTCAACCGCCTGCTTGTAGCTCAATGGATGGAAAATATGGAACTGGAGAACCAGGAGGAGCTTGTGCAAATTGTCCTTTAAATAAATATGGATCAGCCGAAGATGGCAAAGGAAAAAAGTGTAAGAACTTGAGAAGAATATATATTCTACGTAGTGGAGAAATACTACCACTATTAATTACACTACCTCCTACTAGCATCAAGAACTTCTCTGATTATATCTCAAAGAGAATCGTAACAAAAGGAATGAAAGCCTGTGATGTTGTAACAAAGATGACCTTAACTGTCGAGAAAAGCCAATCAGGAATTAAATACTCAAAAGTACAATTTTCAATTGCTCGTGTGTTATCACCAGAAGAAAAGCAAGTCATGAGAAACTTTTCAGAAAACATCAAACAAACAACTAGATTACAAAGAATTGATGAAACAGACAACAGTGTTCTAGACTAAACAAGATAAGGAGGGAAAACGATGGAATCAATAGATGAAGCTATTGACTACGAAGGAGAATACAGGAAGTACCTACAAAATGTAAAATCAAATGGGAATTCCCTCATTGCTAGATGCCCCTTTCATAATGATGATAAACCATCATTTAGTGTAGATATAACGAGTGGTAAGTATCACTGCTTTGGATGCGAGGAGAAAGGAAATCTAATAACTTTTAAGGCTAAGATGGAAAATAAGGATACACTCGTGGTGTACCAAGAATTGTGTGACACATATGGTATTGATATAACACAATTCACTCCGGAAATGGCAATGGAATCACATAAACCATTTTGCCTAGAAACATATTCAGAAAGCAAAAGATTGCCTAAAGATTACCTAGAAAAGATATGGAAAATATCAGATTATAAAAAAGGAATTAAGATTCCATACATGGATGAAAAAGAAAATGTTGTAGCAACTAGATTCAGAGGCGAAAATAAAACATTCCGTTGGGAAAAGAATTCAAAGATAATTCCATACGGACTTCATAGATTATCAAGAATCATGGATGATGATTATATTATTCTTGTTGAAGGAGAAAGCGACACTCAATCGTTAGCACTTGCTGGGTTACCAGTTTTAGGTGTACCAGGAGCTACGATGTTCAAGCCTAATTGGATAAAATACTTCTCCGAGAAAAAGGTATATATACATAATGAGAACGATGCTGGCGGAATGATATTCAGAAATAAAGTATGCCAAGCAATTTATAAAACACATCCAGAGATGAAAGTATATGAGTTCACGTGTAGCACTCTTGGAGAAAAAGATCCAAGCGATTTATTCAAAAAGTGTGTCCAAGGTTGTGAGAATGTGGTAAACGTGAACAACTATGTATCATTTCGCACCAAAATCAAGCAACTGATTTCAGAGGCTATTCCACTTAATCTTGAAGAAATAAATCTCCTTGCCGAAGAACCAATACCCAATATGCCTGCTAGAGTCAAAGTTCCAGAAGATTATGAATTGACAAAGGATGGAGTAATATACAAAGATGATAAAGGCGATGTTGCTTTAATATGTAGAATCCCTGTTATTATTAGTGCTATATATTATAACCTAGAAGATGAAACCGAAGAATTAGAAGTCTCATTTTATAAGTTCAAGAAATGGAATTCGTTCCTTACTACGAGAAGTATTATTAATAACCAGAGAACAATACTCCAGCTTGGAGAAAAAGGCATACCAATCACTGGGGAGAATGCGAAGAAAATGTCCGATTATCTAGGACAGATGGATGAACAAAACTTTGACTCCATTGAAACCAAGAAGTGTGTTTCACAACTAGGTTGGTGGGATACTTTCTTTCTTCCTCACTATCCTGGAGATATACACTTGAAACAAGATGGATCAAATAAGAAACTCATTACAGGATACGAAGAAGTTGGTAGCATTGATACATGGATAGAAAAAGTCAAACCATTGATGAAGAATGATTTATTTAATTGTATGCTCAAAGTAAGCTTTGCATCACCACTAATTAAGATACTAAAAGCGAGATTATTTATAACACACTTCTGGGCTGATTCGAGATCAGGAAAAACAGCAGCCTTGAAGGTTGCACTTTCAGTATGGGGGAATCCGGATACTACAATGGGAAACTTTAATTCAACGAGTGTAGGAATAGAAAGAATGGCATCCTTATACAATGATCTACCATTTGGAATTGATGAAAAACAAGCAGTCGGAAATAACAAAGATTTTATAAATAATTTAGTTTATATGCTTGGACTTGGAACTGGAAGAACCAGAGGAACAAAGACTGGTGGAATGCAGAATCGTTCTTCTTGGAACATGGCAATAATAACCACAGGAGAAGAACCAATATCCAGTGAAACATCGCAAACAGGTATATCAAGTAGAACATTAGAGTTGTATGGTTCGTTATTTTACAGAGAAAAGGATGCAATAGAAATGCATCGCTTCACTACAAGAAACTATGGACTAGCTGGAAGGAAATACATCAAGTACATTATTGAAGAATTTATAAATAAAAAATCAAAGAAGCTAGATGAATTATATGATTTATTCTGTGATAAGTTAGAAGAAAACAAAGAACAAAATATAAGTAGTCATATTTCATCAGTAGCATTGATATGCGTTGCGGATTACTTATCAAATAAAATTATATTCGATACAGATAACCTAGAAGAATCAATGCAATTCGGAAAAAGAATCCTTGATAAATTAGAAACGCAGAAAGAGTCAGACATTGTTGATAAAGCCTACGATTATATAAAGAGCTGGATTATAGTAAATAGAAACTACTTCTCCCCACTCTCAAAAACACAGGTGTATGGAATACCAGAACGAATTGATGGTGTTCTTTATTTTTTAGTTCAACCAAGTATATTGCAACAGGAACTAACGAAACAAGGATTTAATTATAAGAAAATTATAAAAGGATTTAATGAGCGAGGATACATTCTCGTTGAAACTAGTCAAAAGAGAAACACAGTCCGAAGAACTGCTGGAGGAACTACTACAACATATGTAGCAATAAGAGTCGATGAAAACATGGATGATATTTCTCCAACAGAACAAATGAGGATTGAGGATGTCGAATGGAACGAGGCATTAGAAGAATCCCACGAAATAGATATTCTAAAAGAAAAGATAGAAGAACATAAAAAGATACAACAGGAATTTGAACTAAAGAAATAAAATGCGTTCAATCATCGTTCAAGGGAAAATGACTAAATAAAAAAAGGAAAAAGTGTCATTAATTATATATATATTGAACTTGAACTAAAAAAATATAATAAATGTATAAAAAGTCAGTTTGAATTTTCAAAGACTCTGTATAAAAAATATATATTTAAAAAAAATGCGTTCAATAGTTCAATTATTCCATAAGCCCTAATAAAATAAAGGAAAAACCCCAATAGAAGAACAGGACAACAAAAGTTCAATCAGTTCAAATAAGGAGATGAGTGTGTTGGAAAGAGATATTGTAAAAAAAATAATGAAGTATATAAACGAGCCAGATGACAAAAAAGGATGGAAGGGATACTGTTGGAAAAACCATGGAGGTATGTATTCGGTTAAAGGACTACCAGATTTAATGGCAGTGATATTGAAGGATGATAAGTCCTTTTTTATTTGCTTGGAAGTTAAACAACCAGGAAAAGACATGACAGAAATCCAAAAAGTATTAATAAAGAAATTTTCAAAACTAAATGTTGTGGCTCGTAAGGTTACATCTTTAAAAGAGGTAAAGAAAATAATAAAAGAATTAAAATAAGGGGTGCAATAATGATTGATAAGTTACTAAACAATTATAAGAAAAACGAAGCTAGTATAGAAATGCTAAAATTAAAGATCAGTCAATGGGAAGAAATACTCCAGAAAGATACTCAAGAAATAGATATCATATATTCCCACCCTAGACAAGATAATCTTGGCGTGCAGAAAAATCACAATAGTAATCCATTAGAAAGTATGGTAATACGAGTAGAAGAACAAAAGGAAAAGATTAATACATGGATCAAAAACAGCCAAGAAAGAATCAATAAACTACAACAGGAAAAAAGAATGGTAGATATATTGCTCCAATCACTTGATGAAGAAAACTACTTTATAATTACACAGAAACATTTTGAAAAGAAAAAATGGAATATCATAACCCATCAATTCAACAGCAAATATAGAAATGAATACCACGAATACATAACATCTTCAGGCATTAGAAAGAAATATGAAACCACAAAGAAAGACCTTTTAGCCTTATATTCCAACGTTTCACAAGATATTTGATTTATTTTCACCTTTTTGCTGGACTTTGTGTATCTAACGCGGTAATGTTTGTGTCGCTGGGGGGGAACAGTAATGAAAGATAAAAAAGAAATGTTAGAAAAAAGATTCGGTATCGAAATAGAGATGACCGGAATCACTAGAGAAAGAGCTGCTACAATAGTAGCCAACACCGTAGGAGGAACAAAAACATACATCGGAGGATTTTACAAAACATACAACGTGCAACAACCAGATGGTAGAAAATGGTCAATCGTATATGATGGAAGCATAATCAGAAAAAGAAAAGTTGGAGAAACATTAGAATCAGCTAGAGATGAATACTCGGTAGAACTTGTAAGCCCAATACTTAAATATAATGATGACATAGAAACACTACAAGAAATAATAAGAAACTTAAGAAAAGCAGGAGCTATATCAAGTCCAAGCCTACAATGTGGAATCCACATACACCTAGATGGAGCGGATCATAATGCTAAAACAATAAGAAACTTCATAAACATAATAGCAAGTAAGAATGACCTACTATATAAGGCTCTACAAATATCACCAGAAAGAATAAGATGGTGTAAAAAAATGGATGAAGGATTAATAAATAAAATTAAAACAAGACATCCAAAAACAATAACTGCAATTAAGAAAATATGGTACGAAGGATACTATGGAAGTACAGAAACACACTACCATGAAAGTAGATATCACTTCCTAAACCTACATAGCTACTTCACAGGAAACCATACTGTAGAATTAAGAGGATTCAACGGAGAATTACACGCAGGAAAAGTAAGAGCATATATAGTCCTAGCACTAGCACTAAACTACCAAGCCTTAACACAATATGGTGCATCATCAAGAAAGCCACAAACAGAAAATGAAAAATTCGCAATGAGAACATACCTAGTGAGAATTGGATTATCAGGAGATGACTTCAAGAACTGCCGAGAACACTTATATAAACACCTAGACGGAGTAGCAGCATGGAGATATGGATATCCAGAAAGAATCACAAATAAGAATAAGGAAAAGGAGGAAAAATAATGAAAAGATATTACATAGCATATGGAAGTAACCTAAGTGAAAGTCAGATGGCATATAGATGTCCCACTGCAAAAGTGGTGGGAACATCTACACTAAAAGACTGGAGATTATTATTCAATGGACCAGCATCAATAGAAAGATGCGAGGGGTACGAAGTGCCTATACTAATATGGGATATACAACCAGAAGATGAAAAATCATTAGATAGATATGAGGGATACCCTAGCTTCTACAGAAAAGAGATGCTAAAGGTAAAAGTAAATAACCAGGAAATAGATGCAATGGTATACATCATGAATCATGAGGGAGAAAGCATACCAACAGGATACTACTATAATGTCCTAGAAAAAGGATATGAAAGATTCGGATTTAATAAGAAAATCCTAGAAAAAGCACTAGAAGAAAGTAAGGTATGGTAGAATGAGATGTCCAAAATGCAAAAAAAGAATATACTGACTATCCTGCTATATCAAGAGCAGATAATAAAACAAAAATATGCTCAACCTGCGGAACAGCCGAAGCATTCGTGAATTGGCTATTCCCAAAGGTAAAACTACAACCAAATGAGCTAACAACCTTTGAAGAAGATATACAATATAAACTAACTCATGAAAAAGTAGCAGAAAAGTAGCAGAAAACGGACAGAACATTCGCAACTAGATGCTGTATAATGATATTGTGGTAATTCGAACGAATTGCCACTTTATTTCTGGTCCTCCTCGACCTAAGATGAACGATAAGAGAAAAGGGATGCAATATTCCCTTTTTTATTATCATTTGGACGAATTTGAGGATCAATAATATAACAGAATAATAAACACGCAATATTTCGGCATTTTTAGACGATTTTTGGAGCGTTTAGACAAGGGGTGGAGCAAATGCCCACGAAGCCACTACATTTATGCAATAAGGCGGGTTGTACGAACCTTACGAGAGATAAGTATTGCACTATACATATACAGGAGAAGAACCGATATAATTGGGAACGAACTGATAAGCAATACACAGACTTTTATAAGACAAAGGAATGGCATAGGATGAGAAGCCTAGCACTAGCTAGAGATGGATACCAATGTGTTATGTGTAAAAGAAAAGGAATAACTACACTGGCAACCATGGTACATCACATAGAACCTGTTAAGAAAGCATGGAATAAAAGACTTGATATAGATAATTTAATGTCACTATGTGAGGCTTGTCATAATGGAATAGAACACTAGGAGGCCCCCCACCCATCAATCTCTAGCCACCACACTGGCTAGGAACGGCGCCCAACTCTGTGTGTGAAATCGCGTATTTCATAAGGGGGGTATCAATTTTTGATACCAGATAAAAGGAGGATGAGAAAATGGTAATTGAGAAAAGAAAGATTGCAGATTTAAAACCTGCAGAATACAACCCCAGAAAAGAACTGAAACCAGGAGATTCAGAATATGAGAAGATAAAAAACAGCCTACTTCATTTTGGATATGTTGATCCAATCATAATTAATAAAGATGGAACGATTATTGGAGGTCATCAAAGAGCATCGGTAATGATGACTCTCGGAACAGAAGAAGCTGAATGTGTTGTTGTTGATTTAACCAAGGAAGATGAGAAAGCCTTAAACATTGCACTTAATAAAATAAGTGGCGAATGGGATTTGGATAAATTAGGTGTCTTGCTGGATGAATTACATACAATTGGTGTTATGGATTTAACTGGTTTTGACATAGAAGAATACACAAAGATGTTTTCTAAAAACGAATTAAAAGAAGATAATTTTGATTTGGAAAACAATATACCAAAAGAACCATATTCAAAACAAGGAGATATATGGCTACTAGGAAACCATAAATTGATATGTGGAGATTCAACAATCAAAGAAACCTATATAAAATTAATGGGTAATGAAATTGCTGATGCAATCATAACGGATCCTCCATATAATGTTGATTATGAATCAGGCGATGGGAAAAAGATAAAGAATGACCACTTCGTAGATAGTGAAAGTTTTTATAAGTTTCTATTAGGATTTTACTCAAGATGCTTTGAATCTGCGAAACCAGGTTCTCCTATTTATGTATTCCATAGTGATGTTGAAGGTGTTAATTTTAGAAAAGCAATGAAAGATGCAGGATTTGATTTGAAACAATGTCTTGTATGGATCAAAAATGGAATGGTTTTGTGTCGCCAAGATTACCATTGGAGGCATGAACCCATACTATATGGATGGAAGCCAGGAGCTACTCATAAGTGGTATGGCGACAGAGATAAAGATACAGTGATAGATGACTTCATGCAAATGAATCCTAAAAAGATGTCAAAGTCAGAACTTGTAGAATTATTCCAAAGACTAGCTGATAGTCAAAACGAAAACAGTACAGCGATATACAATGATAAACCTACAAGAAGCGATGAACATCCAACGATGAAACCGATAGCATTGATTGGAAAACTTATGTTGAACTCAAGTGTTAGAGATGACATCGTTCTTGATCCTTTTGGTGGTTCTGGTTCTACGTTAATATGTGCTGAACAGTTAGGTAGAAAGTGTCGCTCAATTGAGTTAGATGAAAAATATGTGGATGTCATTGTGAAAAGATATCTACAATTCGTTGGTAGTTCAGAAACAATAAAACTAATACGTGATGGAAAAGAATATACATATGAAGAAATTTTAGGAGAGATAAATAATGAATAAGAAAAGAAAAATATCATATTTTACAAGCGAGGCAGTGTCAGCAGGTCATCCAGATAAAATCTGCGACCAGATAAGTGATGCAATTTTGGATTATTGTTTGACTTATGATAAGAACTCTAGAGTCGCAATTGAATGTATGGCGACAGAAGGAATACTTATAATTGCTGGAGAAGTTAGCACAGAAGCTATACTAACAAATGCGGTAATTGAAGAAATAGCAAAACGAAAAATACGAGAAATTGGATATACGATGAAAGAACTGGGTTTTTATTATGAAGATGTAAAAGTCGGAGTTTTTGTTCACACTCAATCAAGTGATATAGCACTTGGTGTAGATAGAGGAGGAGCTGGAGATCAGGGCATAATGTTTGGTGGAGCAACACTAGAAACAAATAACTATCTCCCACTCCCAATTGCACTAGCAACTAAAATAATGGATAAATATAATTCATACATAAAGGAAAACGGAATTTTAATATTAAAACCGGACGCGAAGTGCCAAGTGACAATTAAATATTCAAATGAAACACCAGTATCAATAAAGAAGATAGTTATATCTGCGAACCACTCTGATATTGCAAATGAAATAGTAAACATGACTATTTTAGAAGAAATTATAAAACCAGCAATTGATGATTTTATAAATAATGATATTGATGAATCACTTGCAGGATTTAAGAATCAAGATTTTGATTTATTAATTAATCCTACAGGTAGATTTGTAAAAGGTGGTCCAGCCGCCGACAGTGGTGTAACAGGTAGAAAGATTATATGTGATACGTATGGAGGTTTTTTCAAACATGGCGGTGGAGCGTTTAGTGGTAAGGATCCTTCAAAGGTTGATAGAACAGCCGCATACATGGCTCGTTATATTGCAAAAAACATTCTTGCTGCTGAATTAGCAACAAAATGTGAAATCCAACTTGCATACATAATTGGAGAACCAGAGCCATGCTCAATTAAAATAGAAACTGATAATCCAGAAAATGATACACTACTAGAAGAAATAGTAAAAGCAACATTCGATTTAACTCCTAATGGAATGAAGAATCAATTAGGATTACTTGATGGAATTGTGAAATACAGTGAAGTTGCTCAAGGATGTCATTTTAGAAATGAAAACTATCCTTGGGAAAAATTAGATAAGGTAGATGCTATTGAGGAATTATACGAAGAACTAACTGAATAAGGAGGGATAAGATGTCACAGACAGGACCAAAACCAAAACCTACTGTCATCCATATAATGAATGATAATCCCGGTAAGCGTGACATCTCTGAAAGAGTTGAGTTAGAGAATCGCGTTGAGAAATTGGAGCCGGAAAAAGTTATAGAAGCACCAGAATGGATAAAGAACAATCCTATAGCCAAAGCTGAATGGGAGCGAGTTGCTCCTATCCTAGCCGATTTAGGATTGCTGAAAGCCAATGACACTTCTGCATTAGAAGCATATTGTAAGTGTTGGAGTCGATATAAAGAAGCGGAACAACAGATAGACAGAGCTCAAAGCACCATCATCAAAACTCCATCTGGATACGTGCAACAAATACCTCAAGTATCAATAGCTCACAGATACCTAAAATTAGCAAAAGAATTCATGACTGAATTTGGATTGACACCAAGTAGTCGAGGAAGAATGCAATTACCAGGAGATGATTTAGATGATGAGATGGAGGAACTTCTAAAGGAGAACGATTAGTATGTTTGATATGAAAAAGGCGGACACTGCGGTTCGTTTTATTAAGTTATTAAAACATACTCAAGGAGAATTTGCTAGAAAACCATTTAATTTGATGCCTTTCCAAGAAACAATTGTAAAAGACTTGGTTGGAACATTGAATGAAGATGGAACAAGACAATATCGTGAAGCCTTCATCTTCTTACCAAGAAAAAATGGTAAGACAGAGTTAATAGCAGCGATGCTCGTTTATTTTTTATTCATGGATGATGAATACGGAGCTGAAATTTATTCGTGTGCCAATGATAGAGAACAAGCCTCAAAAGTTTTTAGTGCAGCATCAGCTATGATAAGAATGAATAAAACATTATTCAAAAAGTGCAAAATACTTGAATCACAAAAGAAGATTATAAGACTTGAAACCAATTCGTTCTACAAAGCAATATCTGCTGATACAAATACAAAAGATGGTTTCAATGCCCACATAGTAATATACGATGAAATTCATGCCTCTAAAAATAGAAAATTATATGACCTGATGAAAACAAGCCAGGGTGCTAGGAGGCAACCTTTATTTATTTCCATAACCACAGCTGGTGTAGAAACAGGAACAATATGCTATGAGTTATATGAATACTCAAAAAAGATATTGGATCATGTTGTTGAAGATAAAACTTTCTACCCTGTAGTGTATGAGGCACCAGAAAATGCCGATATATATGATGAGAAAGTTTGGTATGAAGCAAATCCAGCACTTGGTGTATTCAGAAAGATTGAAGAAATGAGGCAACTCGCAGTAAGAGCTAAAGAAATACCTACTGCCGAGGCAACATTTAGAAGATTATATTTGAATCAATGGGTAAATGGAGAAATTGCCTGGATGGATATGAAGAAATGGAAAGCAAGTGACCGAGAATATAACTTTGAAGAATTAAGAGGACATCCTTGCACCGTAGGAATAGATTTGTCTAGCAAAATAGACTTAACGAGCGTAAATGTAGAGTTCAGAATGGATAATGGAGAATATATCATGCTTTCGCACAGTTTTATGCCCAAAAACAGAGTTTTAGAACGAGAAAAGCAAGATAGAGTACCATACACATTATGGATAAAACAGGGCTATATTACAGCCACAGAGGGCGATGTTGTGGATTATGATTATATTAAAAAATACATAAAGGATTTATCAGCAATTTATTCCATAACACAAATAGGATATGATCCATACAATGCCACTCAATTTGCAACAGATATGGAGAAAGAAGGATTTGTAATGGTGGAAGTTCGCCAAGGAATGCTAACTCTGTCAGAACCAACAAAAGATGTAGAAGCCTTGGTACTTCAAAAAAGAATCATTACAAATAGAAATCCTGTATTAACTTGGGCTGTGAGTAATGCAATAGCCAAGACAGATGCGAATGAGAATAAAATGCTAGACAAAAGCAAAACAAGATTCCGAATTGATCCGGCAGCTGCGATGATAATAAGTCATACTCTAGCTAGAATAGATAATGGAGAAATTGATATCAATAGTCATATATTAAGTGAAGGCTTTGGATTTTAGAAAGGAAGATCAGAAATGAAAGTAAAAAGAATTGATGAACGAGCGAAGAACCGACTCGTTTTTTTGTGTAGCTACATAGAAGATATACTTATTCTCCTTGGTCTTGTATCCATCATTGTTGCATCATACATGATTGATGTAATAGTAGGATTATTTGCTCAAGGATTAATTCTAATGTGGCTAGGCTTCATAATATCAAAAATATTGAAATGAGGTGAAATAAATGCTTTTTAGAAAACTTGAAAAAAGAGAAACAGAGCAATCTAAACAGGATGAATCAACAAGTGACTTAACCACTCCAAATAAATGGTTGATAAATTTAATAGGTGGTAATAATACATATTCAGGAGAAAATGTAACTGCCGAAACTGCCATGAATATTGCTGCTGTTTATGCCTGCGTAAGAATATTATCAAATCATGTTGCTATGTTACCATTACAACTCTACCAAGAAGTAAGAGGAAAAAAGAAACGGATACATGATCATCCAATTGCAAGATTGATAGAAACCAGACCGAATCCGTATATGACACCATTTCAATTTAAACAAACAATGGAAGCTCATAGGCAATTATATGGTAATGCATATGCTGAAATTGAATGGGGAAAAGATGGATATCCCAAAGCCCTGTGGGTACTTAATCCATTATTAACAAAGATAGTAATGGAAAAAGATAATAATGGAAACCTTAAAAGGTATTTAGTACAGACAACATTAGTGAATGGACAGACAGTTTATCTACCATACACTAGCGTACTTCATATAAGAGGACTAGCAACAAATGGAATTATTGGAAAGAGTCCAATAGATGTAGCTAGAGAAACGATAGGAATCCAAATTGCAGGTCAAAAGTTTACTGGTAAATTTTATGCCAATGGAACAATGAGTAGTGGTGTTTTAAAAGTACCTCAATCATTAAAACCAGAGGCAAAAGAAGTTATAAGACGTGAATGGGAAAAATTCAATAATGGAATTGAGAATAGTCATAGAGTTGCAATACTTGATGCTGGTCTTGATTATCAATCACTAGGAATTAAACAAAGCGACGCACAATATATTGAAACTCAAAAATTTTCAATTGCAGAAATAGCTAGAATTTTTAATGTACCACCACATATGCTTGCAGATTTAGAAAGAGCCACATTCTCGAATATAGAACAGCAATCGTTAGAGTTTGTGAGAGATACTCTTTCCCCTCTCCTAATTAGTTGGGAACAGGAAATTCAATACCAACTTTTTACAGAAGAAGAAATCTATGTCAAACATTTTTATTTTAAATTTAACTTGAATTCATTACTTCGCGGAGATAGTACCAATAGGGCTGCTTATTATGATAAAATGATAAACCTTGGAATTTACTCTATCAATGAAGTTAGAGAGTTGGAAGATAAAGATAAAATTAAAAATGGAGATAAACATTATATGTCACTTAATTACATTGATATTGATTTAATGAATGAATATCAAAAACAAAAAGTGAAATTAAAAGACAATTCGGAGGACAAACCTCCGGATGACAACAATGATAATCCAAATGAAAATATAAATGATAAATCAAAGGATAAAGGAGGTGGAACAGATGCAGAAGAAAGTCAAGGAAATTAGATACATACCAGCGATGGACATCAGTATCAGAGAAGATCCTAAAGATGCTAGTGTGATGGCGATTAAAGGATATGTGGTAAAGTTCAATGAACGAAGCCTACTCTTATACGATGAATGGTATGAAAGAGTCGCTAAAGGTGCATTTGCAAAAAGCCTAGAAGAAAATACAATAAAGGCTTTATGGAATCATAATTCGGATATTGTTCTTGGAAGTACAAAATCAAGAACTCTTCAACTTGTAGAAGATGATATAGGTCTTCGATTTGATTTGGAATTACCAAATAGCAATCAAGCCAAAGATATCTACGAATCAATCAAGCGTGGAGATGTTGATGGAGTTTCATTTGGATTTTATATCCGCGACAATGGCGACAAGTGGGAATATCTAAAAGATGAAGATGTCTATGAAAGAACATTGCTTGATATTGATTTGATTGAGATATCTCCTACACCATTTCCTGCATATCCAACAAGTGAGGTTGGAAAAAGGTCACTCGAGGAACATAACCTAAAGACCAGAGAAGAAAGAGTTCTAGAAGAACTAAAAAAGGCACAAGTAAGTGCAATGATTGAATTATTAAAAATATAGAAAGAAGGAATAAAAAAATGAACAAGAAATTAATTGAATTAAGAAGAAACTTAACTGCAAAATTAAAGGAAGCTAGAGAATTAATTGATGCAGGTAAAATTGAGGAAGGACAAAAAGCTACACAAGAAGCTCAAGAAATAAAAGATGAGATTGTTCTAGAGGAACAAGTAGCAGAATTAGAAAATACAATAACAGAAGATAGCAATATTACAGAGGTTAAGGAAACTAGAAGTACAAAGAAAAAAGTAGAATCAAGAACAGCATTAGTTCATTACTTACAAGGAAAAAGACTAACTGCTGAAGAAAGAGAAATCCTTGTTGAAACTACTACACCAGGCGAAGGACAAAATAGTATGGCTGTTATTGTACCACAAGATATTTTCACAGAAATTAATGAATTAAAAAGACAATATAAGTCATTAAAACAATACACAGATGTACAAGCAACAGGAACAAATAGTGGTTCATTCGTATTCGAGCCAGGAGATACTATCGAACCATTCGTTGATGTAGATGAAGGAACAGAAATTAGCGAATTAACTTCACCAAAAATGCGTCAACAAAAATTTGCTATCACTGATAAAGGTGGAATCCTACCAATCTCAAATACATTATTATCAGATGAAGCTGGTGGATTAATGAAATACATCATGAAATGGATTGCAAGAAAATCAACAGTAACAGATAATGTTAAGATTTTAAATGTGTTAAAGGACAATGGTATTCAATTAGAAGCATCAAGTCCAGAAGATGTTAAGACAGCCATGAATACAAGACTTGATCCTGAATTATTGAATTCAGCAGTTATTATTACAAACCAAAATGGATTTAATATCATGGATAACTGGAGAGATGCTGTTGGTAGACCAATTCTACAAGACCATCCAACTGAAAAAACTAAAAAGACATTTGGTGGTGTAACTATTGAAGTGTTCTCTAATAGAACAATCAGTGATGTAGAAGGAGCATCTCCTGTTTATATTGGAAATCTTGAAGAAGCTATCAAGTTCATGGATCGTGAACAATTAGCAATTGCTGTTAGTACAGAGGCAGGATTTACAAAGAACTTAACTCTTGTTAGGGCATTACAAAGAGATGATGTTGAGCCAAAAGATTTAGATGCATATCTAAATATTAGCCTAACAGCACCAGAAGAACAACCTGTTGTTCATGTTAGAAATGTAACAGAAACATCTAATGAAACTACACCATCAAATACAGATAACACTACTCCAGATAATACAAACAATGATAATACAAACAATGATAATAACAACAATGACAATAACAACAATGAAAACCCAGAAAGTAATCCTGAATAAGAGAGCCTAGTCTCTCTTATTTTGCTATAAGGAGATGATAATAAATGGTGGATTTAACAAAGGCAAAAAAATATTTGCGAATCGATTATGATGAAGATGATGAATTTATTCGTTCATTAATTGCAGCTGCCAAAATATATATGGAAAATGCGTGTGGAGAATTCACATCAACTGATTTAACTGATTTAGCAATTCTAATATTGGTGGAACATTGGAATGATAACAGAACTATGATTGGTAAAGTAAATGATGAATTAAAACATAATATAGATGCAATAATATTCCAAACAAGATATTGTAGCCAAATTGATAAACAATGAATCCAGGGAAATTGAATAAAAAAATAGAAATCCAAACTTGTACTAAAACGAAAGATAGCGAAGGTGTAGAAATACTAACCTGGACTACACTCCGAAGTATCTTTGCTTCGGTTGAAGATGTAATTGTTAAGACTACAAATGAGGATAATGCAATCGTGACTCAAGTAGAAACTAATATGATTGTCAGAAAAAATTATGAATCATTGATTACAAGTAAGATACGAATAGTGTACAAGAATAGAAACTATGTTGTTCTTGATATCAGTGAAGTTGATGATAATTATATAAAAATAATTACCAAGGGAGAAAAACTCTATGAGTGCTAGATTGGATTTTGATGGATTAGATGCTATCGTGAAAGATTTAGGAAGGATGGATGCTGTACTTAAAAGTAGCATGGTTGATAATGCATTGATGACAGCAATACAACCGGCATATGAAACAGCCAAGAAAACTGCTCCACGAAATAAAAAAGGACACAAAGGAAGGTATGGAAATGGACATATGGCGGATAATATTCCTTTGAAATTAGTGGATGAAAATGGAATGAAAGCGATTGAATATGGATGGGAAAAAGCAGATAACAGTGATTATTACTATGCTAAATTCGTTGAGTGGGGTACATCAAATAATAGGTATCCAAAGCAACCATTCTTGAATAAATCAATGAGTAAAAATAAGCAAAAATGTTTTGATATTTTTTCAGAAACAATACGAAAGGATCTTGGGCTATGACAATAAGAGAAAAGACACAAACTGCATTGGATACACTTGCTATACCAAGTGGTTATAGAGAATTATTGAATCCACCAGAAACATACATAACATTTTTTGAATATGATTATGAATATGAACATTCAGAAGATGAAGTTAAAATGGCATTTTATACAATTCAGGTTGATTTGTGGACAAAAAGTCCTAAATATAAAGCAACCGAAAAATTGATTATAAGTGCTATGGAAAACAATGATTTTTTGCTTGATGATGAAGAAGATTTATATGAAACAGATACGAAAATGTATCATAAGGCATTTAGATTTATATTAGAAAATACAAAGGAGGTCGATTAAAATGCCAGTAGTTGATAATTCAGTAACACCTAGACAAATAGGTCTTAAAGATGTACACGTTGCTTTAATAGAAAGCGATGGTGTTGGAGGAACAGTATATGCTACTCCAGTAAAAATTAGTAGAGCCATCACTGCTAAAATTACTCCAAGTACAAATAGCGAAACATTATATAGTGATGATGGTGTTGAAGATGAACTTTCTGCGTTCGCAGGATGTGAGGTGGAAATAGAACAAAATGCTTTGACATTAGAACAAAGAGCATTAATTCTTGGTAAGACATATAGAAACGGAGAATTAGTAGAAAACAGCGGGGATAAGCCACCTAAACTTGCTTTATTATTCAGAAGTGAGAAATCTACAAGTACAAAAGCAAATCCAGTTTATAGATATTGTGTTTTGTATAAAGGAAAATTCTCTGAGGTTGAAGATGAATATGAAACCAAGGGAGAAAAGCCAAATAGTAAAACTGCTAAAATAAAAGGAAAATTCTTCGATAGAGATAGCGATGGTAATTGGAGATTTATGATAGATAGTGATGCTACAGGTGTGTCTCAAGAAAAAATTAGTAATTTCTTCACAGCAGTACAAGAACCAAGTGCATAGTAATTAGAGGAGGATAAAAAATGAGTAAGAAAAAGAAATACCACAATAACAGTGGACAAAAAAGAGTTAGCGGAAAAGACTTACAGCCACAAATAACCAGTATTGTTTTAAAAGGAAAAAAGTATATGATGAACTTTGACCTTAATGCAATGGCAGAACTTGAAGATATTTTTGGATCCTTAAGAATAGCCATAACACAATTAAAACAAAGAAAGTTAAAAGCCGTAAGGTCTTTTTTGTATGCTGTATTAAAATCAAGTGATGAATCATTGACAGAATTTGAAGTTGGTAAACTAATCGATATGAATAATTTTAATGATATCGAGAAAGCAATAACAAAATTAATCAATAATGCATTCGAGGAGGATGGGAATGATGATAAGGAAACACCATCAAAAAACGAGGAACCGGATCATCAGACTCAAGCATAGATTGGGAATGGTTATACTATCTTGGTAGAGAAATATTGAAGATGAATGATGATGAGTTTTGGAAAAGTACACCAAAACAAATAATTATTAAATCAAGAATCTATGCAAGATTTAGAAATCATGATGATGATCCGCAGGATGACGTTCCATTCGGATATATTGATGATGTCTTCTGATGAAAGGAAGATAACGGATGGCGAATTGGAAATTAAAAGTTGGAATGCTATTCGATTCGAAAGAATTCGAACAAGGTATCCAGAGGATCGATAAACAATTAAAGGTTCTAGACAGTGAGTTAAAAGCATCCCAGAGTTCAGTGAAAAACTTTGGTAATACAACAGAACAATTGAAAGCCAAAGCGTCATCATTATCCGAAAAACTAGAACTTCAAAAAGCAAAAGTTGAAGGACTAAAGAAGATTTATGATGAATCAGTAAAAACCAAGGGAGAAGATGCGAACGCAACGCAGAACCTTGAAATTAAATTAAACAATGCTACAACTGCATTAAACAATATGCAGCGAGAGCTAAAAGAAGTAAAAGAAGAACTAAAAAAACAACCAGATTTATTTAAGAATATAGAATCTGGGCTTGATAAATTAGATTTAAAAATAGAATCACTTTCTAAAAAAATGGTGTCATTTGGAACAGCACTAACTGCAGGAGTTACAGCACCGATTATTGCGATGACTAAAGCTGGTGTTAGTTCACTAATAGAAGAAGAAACCCAAATATCAAAATTGGTTACAATTCTTCATAATTGTACAGAGGCAACGGATGAACAAATAGACTCATACGTTAAACTTATGAGTGTTAAGGAAAAGAATGGTGTTTTATCAAGTGAAGCATTATTATCTGCATCACAGGAAATGGCAACCTACATAACAAACATAGATGTGCTAGAAACCATGATGGATGTCTGTGCCGATATGACAGCACAACAATATGGAGTCAATGCTTCAATGGAACAGGCAACCAATGTTGCTACAGGTCTTGGTAAAGCAATGGCTAATGGAGATTATTCATTCCTTACAAAACTTGGATATGGTTTTTCAGATGCACAAAAGCAGATGATGAAAACCGGAGATGAAGCACAACGTGTTGCTACAGTTATGGAAGTTGTAGAAGCATCAATTGGTGGAGTCAATCAAGAATTAACTAAGACAACAGCTGGAAAGATTTTTCAATTAAAAACTGCATTTAATGATTTATCAAAAGTTCTTGGAAATAATGTAATTCCTTTGATTGATAAATATGTTCCAATGATAACAGATTTAATTAATAAGTTTTTAAATTTAGATGAAGCAACACAGCAAGGCATAATAAAAATGGCAGCATTTGGAGCAGCAACAGGACCAGCCCTCGTAGGATTAGGAAAACTAATTCCGATAGTGAATGAAGCCCCTAAAAAATTATTAAACTTTGCAGATAAAATTGGTAATGGAACAAGTAAAGTGTTAGAATTTGGACAATCATTTGGTGCTAATACTTTAAATAAAATTACAACATTTACAAATAAAATAATGAGTATAGGTGGAATTGGAGATAAGATATCAAATTTATTTGCTCCAATAGGATCAAAGATTACGAAACTATTGTCACCACTCCAAAAGTTAAAAGAAAAACTTGCTCCACTTATGAATACTATAGGTGGTGTATTTTCAAAGCTAGGAACATTCGCTAGTGGATGTGTTGATAAACTTGCGAGTATATCTCAACTTGCAATTAGGATGATAGGACCAGCAGCAATAGTAGGATTGATGTTAGCAGGATTAGGATTGGCACAAAGTCAATTTGGAGAACAACTCGATCAATTTTTAAATATTGCTGTAGAAAAAGGACCAGCCTTAATTCAAGGATTTATTGATATGATTACCGCAGAAATCCCTAGATTAATTCCTTTGGGAATTGAGTTGCTTGAAAATCTGCTAGATGTCTTGTTGGCTAACGTCCCAATTTTAATTGATGGTGCGATATCGATTATAATAACTCTGGCAGAAGGCATACTCGATAATGTCGATACATTGCTTTCCTCAATTCTTGATGTACTTTTTATGGTACTAAACAAGATAATTGAGAACCTTCCTAGAGTGCTAGAAACAGGCTTGAAGATACTATTAGCATTGACTCAAGGTATCGTCAATAATATCGATAAAATTATAGGTGGGATTTTGAGCGTACTCATAAATTTAATTAATTTTATAGCCGAGAATCTTCCTATGGTTATTGAAATGGGAATCAAGATTATAATCGCTCTGGCAGAAGGGCTCGTCAAGGCTATCCCCAAAATTATTGAATCGATTCCATTGATTATAAGTGCAATTTTTGATGCGTTCAAAAAGACTGACTGGGGAAGTATTGGTAAGTCGATTATTGATGGTTTAGTTAGTGGATTGAAAGCTGCAAAAGATTTGGTAACGAATACATTGACTTCAATAGCTAACGGGGCTATTGGTGCATTTAAGAAATTATTTGGAATCAAGTCACCATCAAAAGTATTTGAAAAATTCGGAGATAATATCGATGAAGGACTTGCTTTGGGTATTGGAAAAAATGTCGATAAGGTTGAAGAATCTATGGGAGAATTAACCGAGGCAACAACCTTTGTACCTGATAATCTTGATTATGATTTAAAAGGACTTAATAGTCCTACAGCAAGAACATATTCCCAGATAACAAACACTAATAATAAGACTACAAACAAGAATGTTAATATTTATTTGACAATTGAAAAATTCGAGAATAACAGAGAACAGGATGTTGAAGAATTAATGGCAGAAATGGAATATATTGCTAAAAAAGAATTGATTGGAAATGGAGGTAATGCATAATGAAACCATGGTTTAATTTTAAAAATATTAATTCAAGGGATAAAGGCTTGTCAATTTTAAAATTACCTCCTCGAATCAAGCCAGAAATTAGAGGCGAAATGATAACCATACCAGGACGCGATGGTTTTTTATTTGAAAGCGAAGATGCTTACAATGGTAAAACTCTAGAAATTGAATGTACTTTCCTACCTCCAGATAATAAGACACCACAGCAAATTGATACTATGATAAAGGAAATATTAGTATGGCTAGATGGAGATGGAAAACTTATCTTTTCAGATTATCCAGATTATTACTATGATGCAAAAGTTATAAATGCAATTCCAATAGAACGCCTTTTTAAAAGGTATCGTAGGTTTATGTTAGCATTTGAAGTGCAACCTTTCGCTAAATCAAATAATGTAATAACAGAAAATATTGTGGCTGGTAGCACACAAAATGTGGTTGTCAGTACACATTTAAATATTACAAGTTATTATAAAGTAAAACCTATTCTAACATTAACAGGAGAAGGAAATATTGATATAAGCATTAATAATAATATTATTCATTTATCTAACCTAGATAGAAAAATAATAATTGACACAGAAATGATGAATTGTGTTGATGAAGAAGGAGATAACATGAATAGTTATATGACAGGCGACTTTCCTACCCTTGAACCAGGAGATAATGAATTTCTCATAACACCACTATCTAATGCTTCTTTCGTTTCTTTAAAAGTTGAATATAGGAGCTTGTGGCTATGATTAGAATATATGATAAAAGTGAAACTAACTTTGAAACCAACGGAATTGGAGTTTTAAAAGATGTTATATCTTGCACTTGCACTGAACAATTAAACGGTAAATATGATTTGGAATTTGAATATAAAATTGGTGGTGCTTTTTTTGAGAATATTGTAGAAGAAAATATAGTAAAGGCACCAGTCGGAAACCAAAGTGGCGAGGATCAATTATTTAGAATCAAATTAATAAGTAAACAATTAAAAAGAGTTAAAGTGTACGCAACACATATATTTTATGATATGTATGATAATTTTTTAGTTGATGTAGCACCTACGAATCGTGATGGAGATGGTGCAATAAAATGGATAACTCAAAGAACTGAATTTCCTAATGATTTTATTGCATCCTCTGACATTACTAAAATAGCATCTGCGAGATATGTTAGAAAGAATTTTGTTGAAGCATTAATAGGAAGTGAGAACTCGTTTGCAAATACCTGGGGAGGAGAACTTGTTAGAAACAATAAACACTTCGCAATGAATACAAATAAAGGTACTGATCGTGGTGTACAAGTTAGATATGGGAAAAACATGAAAGAAATTACATGGGATATAGATATAACAGGAATCGTAACAAGAATATATCCTGTTGGATTTGATGGTTTAATACTTCCAGAATTATATATAGATAGCCCACTCATTAATAATTATATAAGCCCTAAAGTACAGAAACTTGAGTTTCCAGATATTCAAATAGATGAAGATAATGGAATCACTCAAGAAATAGCAATACAAAATCTTCGTGATGCAGTATATGCTGAATATGAAAAAGGAATTGATAAACCAATTATAAACATCTCAATTGATTTTTTAGAATTATCAAAAACAGATGAATATAAGAGATTGTATTCAGGAATGGAACACATATATCTTGGAGATTATGTGACAGCAGTAGTTCCACACTTGAATCTTAATGAATCACTAAAAGTCATATCGTGTACCTATGATGTACTTAATAAGAAATATGTAGAATTTGAATTGAGTAATCAAGGAAATAAAAAACATAATTTTATTAATAGTGCTACAGAATTAATAAAGAAACTTGAACAAATAGATGTGAATGTTTTAAATAGTGCTAAACATAATGCAACAGCCCAAATAGTAAATGCTATGGGTGGATATGTTGTTAAAACAAGGAATGAATTATTCATAATGGATAACCAAGCACCAAATGAAGCTGAAAAAGTTTGGAGATGGAATATAAATGGACTTGGATATTCATCAACCGGAATCAGTGGTCCTTATGGAATAGCAATAACTTCTGATGGAAAAATTGTAGCTGATTATATAACTACTGGACAAATGTCTATAGAAAGAATTGTGGGACTTTCTGATACACTAAATAGTCTTGCACTTGATATAGAAGGTTTTAAATTCGATGTCCAAAGATCAGGTGGCTCTAATTTAATTTTAAATAGTGTCGGATTTGCAGAATTTAATAACTGGGAGAAAGAAGGAAATGTTAGTCATATAACATCTTCGGAATTAGTTGTAAATGGATCACAATCTGGTGGTGCTTTTTTATTTAATGGAGGAAAAATAACTCAATTAATAAAAGTAAAACAAAATGATGATGATCCAAATACTGAAAAGACTCACTACACTTTCTCAACCATTATCAATAAAGGATTACAAGGAAGTTGCTATTTTAAAGTTTATAACGATGTTGAAGAATACATAATTGAGATACCAGAAAATGAAACATCAAATTATAAGGAGCATCAATTGAAAGCACTAGAACCAAAACAATCATTCTACTATGTTGAATTATATGGAAGTGCAGACAGCAATACTATATTCACAGATACAATGTGCAATGTAGGATCAATAAAGACACCATACCAACAGGCTTATGGAGAAATCCTTAACACACAAGTTAATATTAATACGAATGGTGTTGTAGTTAAGTCGAGTGTGATAGATGGAAGCTACCTTGCTATGACTCCTTTGGAAGTTGCAGGATATGCATTAGTAAATGGAGTACAAACTAGAGTATTCACCTTGAATGGCGATACAACAGAAGTTGAAAAATTAAAAGCTAAAACAGAAATAGCAATGAATCCAATAAAGATAGTAAGACAGCAAATTGGAAATAATATTGGATGGGCATTCGTGCCTTCACTAGGGGATGATTAATAATGGCTACAATAAATGGTAGTACAAATAATTCTAACTGGTCTTTTAAATTAGAGGCTTATGAAACAAGTTATAGTATAGTGAATAATACTTCAAATGTAAGAGTAACAGCATATCTTGGACGTCCTTATAGTCAGAGTTATGCAGGTGGTATTTTTGATATATCAATGACAGTTAACGGAAGCACTCAATCAGCTTCAGGAACAGTACCATATCCTACATATATAAACCAAGGAGAATGGTATTCATTATATACATTTGATTTTAATGGAATACCTCATAACACTGATGGTTCAAAAACAGTAAGCGTTAGCTGTAGTTTTAGTACATCAGAGTTTAATCCAAGTAGTTGTAGTGCGAGTGGATCATTAGCACTAACAAATATACCGAGATACACTTCAATTACAGGATTTAGTGTAAGCAAGGTATCAGGTTATAATGGCTTGTCATCATTGAAATTCAATTGGTCGACATCAGACACCATAGATTATTTATGGTATTCTACGGACAATGGAAATAGTTGGACTGGTTATGATTGTACAGATGGAACAAGTGGAAACTTCACAAAGACAGGACTAAGCCCAAATACTTCATATAATTGTAAGATAAGAGTACGGCGTAGAGATAGTCAACTAACAACCGACAGTTCTGTAGTAAATCAAAGCACATATGACATAAATCGTGTATCTAGTCCAGCCAATAATTTTACTTTTAATAATGGAAATACTCTGACAATTAGTGGCTCAAGTCCAAGTGGTTCAGGGATTAAATGCTTTTTGGAAACCATAATAAATGGAACAGTGACTAGACGTTATACTGTAGCTGGTAGTAGTGTCACTCTAACAGCAAGTCAGATGAATTCGTTGATGCAATATATGACTACAAGTAATTCATCTGGATTACGAGTTGGAGTCATAACCATGGATGCAAATTCAAACGAAAAATATTATTCTTATGTAGAAGGAACATATTCAATAGTCAATTCGAATCCAACATTTAGTGCCTTTGCATATTATGATAGTAATACTACAATTGTAAATATTACTGGAAGCAACCAGGCTATAGTAAAAAATAAATCTAATTTAAAAGTTAAAATAACATCTTCAAATAAAATGGTTGCTAATAATTATGCGACTCCATCATCTTATAGAGTTAGCATAAATACAAAAACAAATACAGTTAATTATTCTACCAATGATGTAGAAATTGATATGGGAATAGTAGAAACCAGTGGGAACACCGAAGTTGCTGTTTCTGCGATTGATAGCCGAGGCAACATAACTACTAAAACCATAACAATAAATGTGATTGATTATGAAGAACCAAGCCAGGTTGTATCACTAGAAAGAACCAATAGTTTTGAGAATACTACTAAACTTAATGTTAGTGGTATTTTTTCATTAGTTAGATATAACAATTCAAATAAGAATAGCATCCAAAGTGTAAGATGCAGATACAAGAACTATTCTTCTTATTCTTGGAATGAATGGCAAACGATGACATATAGCCAAAGTTCAAATACTTATACCTGCACTCAAAAGGTTTTTGATTTGGATAATGAGCAGTCATTTATATTCGAGGTAGAAGTAAGCGACAAAATTGGTGTAACTACAATTACTTATTTCGTGTCTCAAGGTGTTCCAATTATGTTCATGAGTGGAACAAATAAGAACATAGGTGTTGGATGTGTTAATAGCCACGAAGAATACTCTCTACAATTAAAGGGAAATTTATATCTTGCAAGTGGAAACGTTGCTATAGATTACACAATAGTAAGGGAATGGGATTAGCATGAGTAAGAGAGCAATTAAATTTACAAATGACTTATATCTAGATACTACAGGAATACTTCATAATGGAAAAGTGTTAGCAGACATGATATATCCTGTAGGAAGTATTTATATGTCCGTTAATAGTACGAATCCAGGAACTATATTTGGAGGATCTTGGACACAGATAAAAGACAGATTTTTATTAGCTGCCGGAAGTACATATTCAAATGGTGCTACTGGAGGAGCAGCAACCGTAACATTAACAGTAGATCAGATACCATCACACAATCACTCATGGAGTCAAACTTCATGTACTGAATCTGGAAACCATACACACGTTGTAGGAGCAGATAAAGATGGTGGTGCTGGATATAACAGATACACAGTCCATATTAGTGGAGGATCAACAGCATCAGGTCAAGAATACTCTCCAGCATCTGGTTGGGCTGGAAATCATACACATACTATTCAAGGTAGTGTTGGAAACAAAGGTGGAGGTGGCTCACACAATAATATGCCACCATATTTGGTAGTTTATGTTTGGAAACGAACAAGTTAGGAGGAATATATGGAAACAATAACATTGAATGAAATATATAAAGGATTATTACTTATAACTGGAATCCTTGCTCCGATTATAGCATTCTACAAATGGTACAAAATTGGAATACATGATAGGATTATAAAATTAGAATCTAGAGTTGAAACACTAGAAAAATCGAATACAAAACAATTCGAAGAATTAACAATATTATTAAAAGGACAATTGGCTTGTTTACAAGGTCTAAAAGAACAAGGATGCAATGGACCAGTGAGCCAAGCAATTGAAGATATTAATAATTATTTGCATTCAAAAATTAACAGTTAGGAGGTGCTTTGAATGACAGAAGGAATAGTATCACTAGCAACAGTGATTATAACCCTTATTTGTGGCGTTGTAGCGAAGAAATCGCCTTGGGTAAACAATCACCTAATTCCAGTCCAAAACATTGTTACTGGGCTTGTTATAGCGATTATTTACTACGTTGCGACAGAGGATATAAGTGTAGCAATAGCGACATCCGGAATCCTAGCAGGTGGAGTCTATGATATTGCTAATAATTTAAATAAAATTGCGAAGGGAGAATAATTATGGATAATATAGTATTGACAAAAGAAATGGAAGAAGAACTTTCAAATGGTAAGGGCGATGAAGAAGATGAGTAAATCTCCTCTTGCTACAATAGATGTACCAGCATATACTGGAAACTATACAATTGGAAGAAGTGGTAGAAAGATAGAAGCAATTACAATTCATCACATGGCTGGTGTATTAAGTGCAGTCTCATGTGGTAGAATATTTCAAACACCAGGGCGGGATGGTTCATCACATTATGGTATTGGTAACGATGGAGAAATAGCCTCATATGTTGATGAAAACAATACAGCATGGACAAACTCTAACTGGGATAGTAATTGTAAATCAGTAACCATAGAAACCTCAAATAGTTTATATGGTGGCAATTGGGCTGTATCAGATAAAGCACTAAACAGTCTAATAAGATTGGTAGCAGATATATCCAAAAGAAATAATCTAGGAACATTAGTAAAAGGGAAAAATGTAACATGGCATAGTATGTTTACAAATACCAATTGTCCTGGACCTTACCTATTATCTAAAATGGATTATATAATATCAGAAGCTAATAGAATAAATAATACATCAACAAATGCTGTTGATGTTTTTTATAGAGTTAAAACAAAAAAACATGGATGGCTGCCAGAAGTAAGAAATCTTGATGATTATGCTGGATGGGAAAACAGTGATATTATTGGTGTAGCAATACGAGTGAATCGCGGTTCTATTAGATATAGGGTTCATATAAAAGAACAGAAAGATGTTAACGGTAATATCATAGTAAAAGGCAGATGGCTTGGTTACATTACAGGATGTGATATAAATGATTATTATAAAGGCTATGCTGGAAACGATAAACCAATAGATGCAATAGAAGTCTACTACTATACTCCAAATGACATTAAACCATATAAAAGAGCCAAGTATAAAGTTAATAATTACGAGTGGCAATATGATAATGAAACCAAGAATAACCAGGATGGATACGCTGGAAAGTTTGGCGTAGTCGCTACTAAATTTCAATTGATTATAGAATAAAGAACTAGTCGATAAAAAGATTAGTTCTTTTTTTTTATTGCCAAAAAGTGTAAAAACATATTTTTTTATGTTATAATGGAAGTGTTTAATGAGGAGGATTGCAATGGCTGGAAATAAGAGTTTGAGAAAAGCAAATGCAACTAAAGAAGATGAATTTTATACTCAACTAGAAGATATTGAAAATGAATTGAAATATTACAAAGAACATTTTAAAAATAAAATAGTTTTTTGTAATTGTGATGATCCATTTGAAAGTAATTTTTTTAAATATTTTGCTCTTAATTTTAATTCATTAGGATTAAAAAAACTGATATGTACTTGTTATGATAGCTCACCAGTCATCGGTACTCAATTGTCACTTTTTGATGTTAAGGGATTAGAACTAAAAGATAAAAGAAAAAGGGCTTATAAGATAGAAATAAACGAAATAGATGATTATAATGAAGATGGTGCGGTTGATTTGACTGATATAGAATATTTGATAAAAAATAAGAAGAATTCATTAAAATTATTAAAAGGCGATGGTGATTTTAGGTCTAATGAATGCATAGAATTGTTAAAACAAAGTGATATAGTAGTGACTAATCCACCATTTAGTTTATTTAGAGAATATCTAGCACAATTGATGGAATATAAAAAGAAATTTTTAATTGTAGGAAATCAAAATGCAATAACATATAAAGAAGTTTTTACAATTTTAAAAAGTAATGAAATATGGTTAGGTGTAAAAAATGGGGATATGTCATTTAGAGTTCCTGATTATTATGAACCAAAAGCTACGAGATTTTGGATTGATTCTAAAGGTCAAAAATGGAGAAGCCTTGGAAATATATGTTGGTTTACAAATTTAGATATTTTGAAACGTCATGAAAAACTTATATTATATAAGAAATACAGTCCAGAAGAATATCCTAAATATGATAATTTTGATGCAATAAATGTTGATAAAGTTGCAGATATACCTGTTGATTATAAGAATTTGATGGGAGTACCAATTACTTTTATGAATAAATATAATCCGGAACAATTCATTATTGTTGATGCTTTAAATCGATATGCCCTATTGGATAGTCAAGGAACAAATGATGATGTACAATCACGACATTCTCATACTTGCAATATAAATGGAAAAGCAACATATTATAGAATTGTTATAAAATCACTTGAGGAGGATGAAAAAAATGGCTGATAACAAAAATCTTGCAAAAGCAAATAAAGAAAAAAATGATGAATTTTATACCCAACTAGAAGATATTGAAAATGAATTAAAATATTATAAGGAACATTTTAAAAATAAAATTGTTTTATGTAATTGCGATGATCCATTTGAAAGTAATTTTTTTAAATATTTTGCTCTTAATTTTAATTCATTAGGATTAAAAAAATTGATATGTACTTGTTATAAGGGTTCTCCAATAATTACCACTCAATTATCATTATTTGATGTAGAGGGATTGGTAATAAAAAAAGAAGATTCAAAGAAACCATATAAGATTGAAATTACTGAAGTGTTAGATACTAATGGCGATGGTGCGGTTGATTTAACTGACATTGAATATTTGATAAAAAATAAGAAAAATACACTTACATTGCTAAAAGGCGATGGAGATTTTAGATCAGATGAATGCATAGAATTATTAAAGGAAGCGGATATAGTAGTGACTAATCCACCATTTAGTTTATTTAGAGAATATCTAGCACAATTGATGGAATATAAAAAGAAATTTTTAATTGTAGGAAATATAAATTGTATCACCTATAAAGAAGTATTCCCATTGGTTCAACATAATAAAATTTGGTTTGGCTATTGTTTTAATAAGACATTAACTTTTAGAATGTCGGATAATTATGTTGTTAATAGTAATGGTTTTATTAATTCTTTAGGTCAGAAATTTGGAAAAGTACCTGGAATATGTTGGTTTACTAATTTGGATATTACAAAAAGAAATGAAAAAATTATTTTATATAAAAAGTACAATTCAGAAGAATATCCTAGATATGTTAATTATGATGCTATAGAAGTTGGAAAAGTATCAGATATACCAGTCGATTACAATGATAAGATGGGAGTGCCACTCACATTCCTTGATAAATATAATCCAAGACAATTTGAAATAATTGGTTTTAGTATGGATCTTGCTGCGAATATGAAAGATATAGCCAATAAAGGAGAATATATGCAAGGTGGTAGAAGATTTTATATTAAAGAAAAGAATGGCGATTATTTGTATAAAAGATTATATGATAGAATTGTTATTCTAAAAGTAAATGAGGAGGAAATAGAAAATGGAAATTAAATTGCATGAAATACCTGTTAAAGATGTAGTAGCAGGATATATAGATAACCAAGAAAATGGTGTTGTTGGTTATAACGGAAAACTTGATATTAGACCACCATTCCAAAGAGAATTTATTTATAATGAAAAAGAAAGAAATGCTGTAATTGATACAATCAACAAGGACTTTCCATTGAATGTAATGTACTGGAGTAAAAGTGGAGATGGTTATGAATTACTAGATGGACAACAACGAACATTAAGTATCTGCCAATATGTTAATGGAGATTTTTCTGTTGATTTCAAAGGATTTAATAATTTGACTCCTGATCAACAAAAAAGAATTTTAGATTATAAATTAATGGTTTATATTTGTGAAGGAACACCATCTGAAAAACTTGATTGGTTTAAAATAATTAATATAGCTGGAGAAAAACTAACAGACCAAGAATTAAGAAACTCACAATATACAGGAACATGGCTACATGATGCAAAAAGACATTTTAGTAAGACAGGTTGTCCTGCATACCAAATTGGAGATAAATATTTAAATGGATCTACTATAAGACAGGATTATTTAGAAACTGCTTTAAAATGGATTGCTGCACGTGATGGTATAGAAATAGAAGATTATATGGGAACTCATCAACACGATAACGATGCAAATGAACTTTGGATGTATTACCAATCAGTAATAGATTGGATTAATAGAATATTCCCTAATTATAGAAAAGAAATGAAAGGTGTAGATTGGGGAATCCTTTATAATAAATATAAGGATCAATCTTATAATTCATCAAAAATTGAAGAACAAGTAAAGCAATTAATGATGGATGATGATGTTACTAATAAAAAAGGAATTTATAGTTATATAATTACTGGCGATGAAAAATATCTAAATATCAGAGCATTTACTGATTCACAAAAACGTGAAGCCTATGAAAGACAAAACGGAGTTTGTCCATTGTGTAAGAATCATTTTGATATAAATGAAATGGAAGGCGATCATATAACACCATGGGTAGAGGGTGGAAAAACTGACTCTGAAAATTGCCAGATGTTGTGTAGAGATTGTAATAGAAGGAAATCAAGTAAATAGGTTTAAGAAACTAGTTTATAATGACTAGTTTTTATTTTTGTGTTATAATTTTAAAAAAATATGAAAATTTTGAAACTTTTTTATAAAAAAATGGGATTATTATAGTGTAGGTGATGTGAATGATCGATCAAGCAAACCTAAAAAAATTTAATGAGATATATGATAAAACTTATTCTACAATTCTGAAGTATGTTGTCATTAAGTGTAGCAATATCAATGATGCCAACGATATTATACAGGAAATATATTTGGAATTATGGAGAATCATAAACAAGAAAGAACTTGATAGCAAAAATATAAAAAGCTATTTGATTGGTATTGCTAATAATAAAATAAAGAAACATTATACATTAATTCAAAAGTTTAAAACTATCTCAATATTCAGTAAAAATGAAAAAGACATTGATTTAATAGATAATGTTGGGGATGATTTTGATTTGGGCAAATTTATTGTTGAAAAAGAAGAATATGATGAAGCCTGGAATTATATCAAAACAAAAAAGAATCAAGATATTCCTAAAATATTTTATTTATATTACAACCTAGAATTATCAATAAAAGAAATCTCAAAAGAATTAAAGGTTAGCGAATCATATGTTAAGAATATTATTTATAGGACATTAAAGGAATTGCGTTCTTTTTTCGGAAAGGGGGCTAATTAAGATGACTACTAAAGATAATATGAAAAAAACAATAATGAATGACTTTGATAAAAAGAAAAATTATAATTGTATTTTAAAAAGGATTGGAGATAATAAAATGAATAGTATGGAAAAATATAAGAAATTTATTGTACCTGGATGTTTAGTTGCTTTAATTTTAATATGCGGAATTGTTGTATTTAATAATAATTCAAAGAACTTGAAAAACACAGATAATAATTCAAGTCAGAAAGAAGAACAAAAACAAAATGTTCCTGATAATATAGTATTTAACGATGGTAGTATTGGAAAAAATAATGATAGTATTGCTGCAAGACCTGTTTATACTTCGGTTAAAACACAGTTTAAATTTTTAGAAAATTTGACTATTCCTGATGGGTTTGTAATTTCAAACGAAATGGAAGTATATGTAAATGCTGATGAAGATGACCATAATATGAGTAAACTATGGGAATATAATATAGAATATTGCAAGTTTAATACTGAAAAAACTGAATGTTTAAATAGTTTTGGTATTTCATTTACTAAAGAAGAACAAATACTTGGAATGGGATTATGGAAACGTGATGAAAGCAAATATAAAAAATCTACTATAAATGGGCATGAAGTGACTTTATATGGTAATGATGATGCTAATGGAAAAGAGGCATTCTTTGAATATGATGGATATAATTTCTATATTGCTTCTACACACTTAACAAAGGATGAATTCATAAATTTATTAAAATCAATAATTAAGTAATAAAAAAATAATTACAAGGCAGACTAAAAATAGTCTGTCTTATTTTTTTTATTATTGCAACACGCAGGGAGATTGTGGCTTTTAAAAATAAAGGATTTTAATACTGTATAATCAATCCAGGGAAAAGGTGGAAGCATGAAAGTAAGTTTGAATGAATTCGGACGCGGAATGTTTATCAAAATAATCCGTGAATGGACCGGTCTAACTCAACAAGAATTCGCTAAAAGACTTGGCAAAAGTACGAGGACAATTCAAGAATACGAGGCCGGATCAACAAATTATAGTATTGAAACTATAGAAAAGATAGCTAGAGAATTTAATATTACAATTACAGCACAAAAGCAAAAATAACTTGCGATTTTTTTATACAATCGACACGAAACCAAATTGTGTGTTATAATACGAGTGGTGGTGTAGAATGTATGAAAAAACAAGAACATAATGAGATACTTGAATCAATTCTTGACCTTGGAGAAGCTCAAATTGTTAAAAGTGCAGTTAGTAGTATAAATGCTTTGGAAACAAAAAGAAAATTACGAGAGAACTTGATAAAAAATCACTTAAGCAAAGAACCTTATAAAATATTCAAGAAGCGACACAACCAATGGAAACAAGAATTGGATAAGTTGAATTCAGAATACGATAAAGTCTATAATGATTATTTAGATGAGTGTGTTGAATTAGAGAATATGTTAGATAGTAAAAAAAGTAGTAGTACCAATTAATAGGATCTACTACTTTTTTTATGAAAGGTGGTGGTTGTTTTTTTTTAGTTCTTCGGGTTGAAGTTATAACTCACTTAAAAGGGAGCATTATTCATGCTCCTTTTTAAATAACTCTTGAATTGGAATACCTAGTGCCACTGAAATATCATATACAGTTTGAATTGAGAAACCTCCTTTCATTTTAGGAGCCTCAATTCGTCTCATATATTCTGGAGAGATGCCACTCAATTCTGCTAATGTTTCTGAACTTAATCCTGCAGCCTTACGATATTTTTTAATGTTTTCAGAAACCGTAGAATAGATATCTCCAGGAATAACTTCTCCAAGCTTCTTTCTCAT